AGTAACACGATTAAGAAACTCATCTGTCTTTGAATAATGATTTACACCATATTTCTCTAAATTAGTATTTAATGTCTTTTCTCTGTACTCATCTGTTTGTGTATAATACTCTACACCATATTTCTCTAAATTTGTATTTATAGTCTTTTCTTTATACTCATCCGTTTGCGTATAATGTTCTACACCATATTTCTCTAAATTTGTATTTACTCTTTTATCCTTTACCGAATCTAATTGTGATATGTGAGAAACACCATATTTACTATTTATATTGTCAGACCATTTTTTCCTTACCTCCTCATTTTGAAAACTAGACTTATGTCCATATCTTTCTAAATTAGTATCCTCAATTTTTTTCTTTACTAAATCACTTTTTGCAACATTAGTAACTCCGTATTTCTCTAAATTTGTTTTAATCCTCTTCTCTTTGGTTGATTTGTCAGATTGCGCACATTTAGGAGAACAATAATTTCTATAACCATCTAACCAGTTTTTATTGAATGTAGTAGGATTACCACAACAACATAAAAATTTATTATCTATATCATTTACCCAATACCATAACTTTTCTTTAAAAGAAATATCTTCTATATTAGAACAAAAATCGTTTATTGTAGTAACAAGTTCTTCATAATTTTTCTCAAAAAAAGATTCACGTAACCTTGATGATGAACCATCAAGTATATCTAATATTATTTTTCTCCTTTCTTCTATCATAAAGTATATATAAAGTAACATTTACTCCTTTACTCTTATAAATATATATAATTTTTGTTTTTAGTATGTTAATTTTTTGTTCAGAAAGCCTGACAGTGTGAAAATTTTATTAACAAAAAAAGCTATCACAATGGATAGCTTTTTTGTTATTTTATAATTACTATTAGTTAAGGAATTGATCCTCATCAGTAACGTTAATAGTCATAAATTGTTTGTGTGGGAACCATCCAACTTCGGCGACTGCATATCTAGATCTTAGTAACATTCTTGGTGCAAAAGTTGCTTCAGAAATAACTGAGATAGATTGTGCCATTAAGTAAGGAACAAAGATGATACCTGGTTGATCAGGGTTATTCTTTCTACCTAAAACGATTCTGTTATCATTGTATCTCATGTATGGATCAACATAGATAGCGATATCTCCGATTGAACCTACAGGGTATAATTGACCTTGTCCGTTTAATTTAGACTTCAATGGGTTAATTGTATAACCAGCGATGTCTTGAAGAGCTGCAGCAAGACCCCCGTTTGTGATAAGGTATTGAGCAGGACCTACACGACCCTCAGTTGCGATAAAGTTAGATGCGTGAGCAATCTTAGTGATCAATTTTCTTTGAACTGCGTGAGTAGTTTCACCACCAATATTAGAAGATGCAGCATAAGAAGTATTTAAATCGAAGATTGTCATACCAGATGTGTATCCAGGAACGTTAGAGTTTGCAGTAGGAGCAGAAGCTCTGTTTAATTGTCCCATTTCGAAAATCTTAGCAACGATTTGTTTAGAAATTGTTTGTGACAATTCGTTAACAAGGATAGATTCCATTTTTTGAACGATATCCATACCTGTGTTAGCTTTGATATCTTCAATCTCAGTTCTTCTAAGTGCAGAAGATACTTCGATAGTACCAACTTGGATAGTCTTAGATGAAATCTTAGGTCCGATAACACCAGCATAAGAATCATCATCGATATCCCTGTTCATTGGATAATCACCAGACTGAACGTTAGATGTCCAGTTTGCAGAGAAACCTGGGATGTGATCTTCTAATGCAGATACTAACTCGATAGTAGGTGTAGCAGTAACCGCTTGAGTACCGATGAACTTAATTTGTGAAGCCATTGATTGTGTAGGGTTGAACGAGTTTCTAGTCGCGTCAAAAGACCATGCAGTCAAAGCAGATCCAACTGCAGTGTGAGCAGTGTTTACTTGTCTCCATGCTCTGAACATTGGGTAACCATCTACTCTTGAGAATCCTAAGAACTCAAGTACTCCAACTTTACTTGCAGCTTCTGCAGGAGGTGTAGCAGTCAATGCGTTAGAAGAACCAAAACCATTTACGAATAATCTACCACCTTGAAGACCACCTGTAGTATTTGTTGTTCCTGCAGCAAAACCAGCTTCTAATGCAGTTTTGATATCAGTTTGGTTAGTTGGAGTTGTAGCCTTAAGTTTGAAAACTTGTGGTCTCTCATCACCAGAACCTAATCTTGTGTCATCGTATTGGAAATCGATGTAAAGTAAATCGATTTTCGGACCTGGAGTTGGTTTAACAGCAACAAGGTCAAGACCAATAGTTTGAGCAGCAATTTTCATAGCTACCGGTAAAAGGTTTTGTCCTACGTCTCCAGAACCTGCTACGTTACCAAGTGCATTTGAGTAGTTACCTGGGTTACCAGCTAATGAACCAATTGTTGGGTTAACAACTGCACCCATACCTGCTACGTTAGAAGCATTTACGTATGCGTTTTCGTTGATTGAGTGAAACTCAGCGTATTCCGCCATCCATTCTACTCTATCACCAATGACACCCATATTCTCGAGAACTGGTGCCCATTTTTTAGTGGCTTTCGCCTTGTCTATCCTAATGTGTGACATTTTTTAAATTTTATTTTTTTTTGTGAATAGTAATCTATATATTTATACAATATGCTATTTTTTGAAGCGCCTGGATTTTTTATAGATTAGATGTTTTTGAACCTTTCCATTATTGCAGACATTTCATCGTCAGACAACTTATCCTCTTGGATGAGTGCTTCGTGAGATACAAGCTTTTTAGTAGTGGATTCGTTCGTTTTGAGGTTTCTGGTTGACCAGAAATGCTCGATTTGAGACTCAGTCTTCAACATATCAGCTGGATAAAGTCTTGCTTGTGATAGCAAAGATTTTTTACCTGATTCGTTTAATTGACTCCAGATCGACTTAGTGTTTTCTGGCATAAGTCTTACTATTCTCTCTTCGAGTGTCTCAGTTGTAGTAGAAAGTGCCTCTGAAATGAGTGCAAGAACTTCTTTCTGTGTGAAATAACTTCTTTCGTTTATGTGAAGTTTCACAGCTTCTTGCTCTTCGTTAGTGAGTGCGTAGAAACTATCTACTTGTGATTTGGACATAAACTTAAGAAAGTTCAAGTCACTTGTCTCAGAAACTTTACGTTTTTTAGCTTCTTCGATTAATTTATCAATAGATTCTGATAATTCAGAATCTGAATTTCCTGTAATATTTTCGTATAAGTCGTGAGATTCTTCCTCGTGAGATTCCTCTTCGTGAGATTCCTCTTCGTGAGATTCCTCTTCGTGAGATTCTTCCTCATGTGCGTGTACTTTTTCTGGTGCAACTTCTGCAACACCATTAGGACCACACTCTTCTTCTTCTTCTTCTTCTTCTTCTTTAGATTTCTCATCATCTACTAATGCAAAGTGATCTGTAAGTTTAGGGAATGCATCTTCTGCAGATTCGAAAACTTTATCACCATTCAATTTCTCAGCAATCATACCAGCATAAGAGATTGATTTGTCTAAATTTTCAGCGATGTATTCAGAGTAAGCAATGTTATCATCTAAATGTTCAGCAATGTATTCAGAGTAAGCGATGTTACCTTCAACGTGCTCAGCTAAATACTCAGAATAAGCAATTGAATTATCAACGTGCTCAGCGATATACTCAGAATAAGCGATGTTCTTATCTAAATTCTCAGCGATATACTCAGAATAAGCGATGTTCTTATCTAAATTCTCAGCGATATACTCAGAATAAGCGATATTTTTGTCTAAGTTCTCAGCAAGGTACTCAGAATAAGAAATGTTTTTATCTAAGTTCTCAGCGATATACTCAGAATAAGAAATGTTTTTATCTAAATTCTCAGCAACATACTCAGAATAAGCGATATTTTTGTCTAAGTTCTCAGCAAGGTACTCAGAATAGTTAACTGCCTTCTCAAGGTTCTCAGCTAAATAATCATTATGCTTGATAAGTTTTTCAGTAGTCTCTTTTAAAGACTTGTTCTCGTTTACCATAATCTGAACTTTTTCAGCTAAGTAGTCAAGATATTGGACAACTTTAGAGTTATCATTGTTGAGTTGCTCGTAATACTCAATAAGTTGCTCCAACTTCTTAGGGTCCATATTGCCTTTAGAGATGGCGTTTTTGACTTGCTTCTTAGTAGTAGCGAGCTCTTTGACCAAGTACTGCGAGTAGTCAGTCAACTGTTGTTTGGTAACGTACTCGTTCCTGTTCATGTTGAATAAATCATTTATTTTTGACTCATCGGACATCTCATATATCCTAAAGTTAGATTTCGGGTCATTGTAGCCAAGTGACTCATTTAGAACTTTCACACTCATTTTGGCGGAGGCGAACCCCGGATCTGCCACTATGTCATATGTGAAAAGCTTCTTTAATGAGACCGTACCATCAGACTCGGTGATACCTGCTGCGCGTGAAGAAACAAAAACAGGACATCCGTCATCGACGAGTGCCTTAGCTTCTTTACCCCAATAGGTGCTCAATAGTCTGATTTCGCCCGATACCAGGTTAGATTCCTTAACATACTCAGCCTTAGTGATTATGTGGGAAGCCCTGGAAAGTGAGGTGTCGAAAACATCCGGGTGGTCGAACTCTCCATAGACTACACCGAGGTTATTCATTCTCTCGTTCATCTCTTGAAGTGCCGGAAGGAATCTGTTAGCAGTATAAACCCTCTCATTTCTGTTCTTAATATCGAACTCGGTGAAGGTTCCACCTAAAACATAATCCTTGTTACCAGACCCGTTGCTCTCTCTCACAAGAGAGTTTGTAGAGTTTTCTACAATCAATACTGGTTTCATGCAATTGCTTATTTTTTGTGCGTTTGAGTATATATAACCAGTTTCCTGCTCCCTTTTGATATCGATGGATTTTTTATGGTAAATATTTTACTATATATGCAAACCATTTTCGATTTATGAATAAAATATGCGAGTGGATTTTTTACATATGATAATCACAAGAGAAATTTCAATAAGAATAACAGAGTCGAACTACCAGTATTACGACGACTTAGGGTATGACACCTCAATTGGTGAGGTAATCGTTATACCGGTGGAATTATTACCACGTGGGTCACATCAAAAGATAATGTGTGGTTGTGATGGTTGTGGAATAGAAAAAGAGGTTATATTTAAGAACTATTTGAAATATGATAACGACTGGGGACAATACTATTGTAGGAAGTGTTCAGAAATCAAAAGAAAAGAAACACTCAGGAAGAACCATGGAGTTGACTACCCTATACAGAATAAAAAAATACTCCAAAAGATGAAACAAACGCTGGTTAAGAGATATGGCGTGGATAACATTGCAAAACGAAAAGAAAAAGATGATTAATTACAAAGAGGATGACGAGATAGTTGCACAAATAGAGTTCGGACATTCAGGAAATGCACAAATAAAAATAGAAGATAGAGAGTTCTTTATCCATAAGAGTAAAACTTTAAACTCGCTACATTTAGACACGGTGAGAGTAATACTATTCAAAGGCCAGAAAAAAATAGAGGCTAGGGTAATAGAAGTAGTTTCGAGATTCAAACAAAACTTTGTAGGAACTGCACAGGTGAAAAAAGACACAACATTTGTTGTTCCTGATAATCCGAAAGTACATGTAGATTTCTATGTTAGAGGAAAACACGAAGCAGAAGATGGACAAAAGGTTCTTGTGGAAATGACCGATTGGAAAGAAGATGCTAGATCACCCGCAGGAAGGATAGTCAAAATACTTGGTAGAAAAGGAGAGAATGAAACTGAGATGAACTCTATAATGTATGAGTACAACCTCCCAATCGACTTTCCACAAGAAGTTATCAACGAGGCAGTATTGATCTCAGAAGTTATACCAGAATCCGAAATAAAGAAAAGAAGAGACATCCGGTCTTGGACAACAATCGGAATAGATCCACATGACTCAAAGGACGCAGATGATACAATTGGTCTACACTTCGAAAATGGCAAAAGACTAATATCTATAAACATAGCAGATGTCTCACACTACGTAAAACCAGGTAGTGAGCTAGACAAAGAAGCGTATAGAAGATCCAGTTCGGTATATTTGGTAGACAGATGTGTTCCAATGATACCACACAACCTATCAAATGGTATATGTTCGTTGAAATCTGGAAGTGATAAACTTTGTTATTCTGTTATTGTTGAACTAAATAACGATGGAAGAATAGAGGATAGTTGGTTCGGAAGAACTATAGTAAGAGTTGATAAAGATTTCTCTTATGAGATGGCACAAGAGGTAATCGATAGAGGAACTACCGAAGTAGAAACCGAAAAAGTAATACTCGAATTGGATAGACTCGCCAGGAAGATGAGGAAAAGAAGATTGGCAGGTGGTTCACTCGAAATTGGTGGTGTTGAAGTAAAATTCAAATTGGACGGAGATGGTAAGAAGCCAATAGGTGTATATCTTAAGGAACAAAGGGAGGCAAACCATCTTATTGAGGAATATATGCTACTTGCCAACCGAGAGGTGGCAAGGTTCATAAAGTCAAGAAAGTTACCTTGTGTTAATAGAATACACGAAGAACCGTCAGAAGAGAAACTAGAGCACGTTAAGACTTTCATATCTGGTCTTGGATATATGATAAACTACGGATCAACACCAGAAAAGACAAAGTTGGCGATAAATCAACTTATGAAAGATGCAAAAGGAACTCCTGAGGAGAACATCATAACCACTTTAGTAATAAGAGCACAACAAAAAGCAAAATATTCGACAAGGGATTTAGGTCACTATGGATTGGGTTTCCAACACTATTCACATTTCACAAGTCCAATTAGAAGATATAGTGACATACTAGCACACAGACTTCTTTCGAGAGCACTAAACTCAGAAGGTTATAGTAAGGATGTAAACTTTGGCGAACTAGACAAGCAATGCGAATGGATTTCTAAACAAGAGATGGTAGCGTCGAAGGCACAGAGAGACTCGGTGAAGTACAAACAGGCAGAATATCTACAAGATAGGATAGGACAAGTTTTCGAGGGTATTGTCTCTGGAGTTCTCGAAAGAGGAATATACGTAGAACTCAACGAAAGTAAGTGTGAGGGGATGATTAGAATCTCAGAGATGGGTGGAAAGTGGACAGCATACCCGGACAAATATACAGTTATGAACGAGTTTGGCGAGACGATTCGATTGGGAGATACAATCAAAATCGTTATAAAAGCAGTAGATCTTGAAAAGAAACAAATTGATTTTATAAAATTCAACTAAAATGGGAAGGTTAAAGTCGAAAGAAATGGTCGTACATACCTTAGAGGTCGAACTAAACGATGATGAATCGCTCGACTACTACGAGGGTCTACTCAACAGGTACAACCAATGGAAAGTGTTCAAAAGAGAGGTTAGACTTACCGGTCTACTGAACTCTGGTAAGAAGGTACAGTTCGACATAGAAGATGCGAATCTACTAATATACACAGATATGGACGCCATACAATACATACACAAAGCAGTATTCCGAACAGATACAATAACTTTCATACTTATGGATGAAAATATCATTAGTATGTCTTTATCAGGTGAGATAATTGAAAATACATTGGGTAACGCTATAAAAGGAATACTGGATGTCGGAATAAATCTGAAAGTAAAGAAGTATAATGATAAACGAGGTAGAATAACATTCTATATAGACATTGAAGAAAACAAAGCCGCATAAAAAAAAACCTCTCAATTTGAGAGGTTTTTTTATTTCTATAATATTTGTTAGAACTCGAACTCTGCACCACCCTGTGCCGGAGGAGTCTGTGCACCACCCTGTGCTGGACCCTGTGCCGGAGGAGTCTGTGCACCACCTTGTGCAGGAGTAGCTTGTGCACCACCCTGTGCACCACCGATATCACCACCGATATCACTGCCACCACCACCTTGATCAACTCCCTGTCCTTCAGGTGCGGAACCAGATGCAGTAGGATCTTTTGCCCAATATCTTGCATTTTCAGCTTTCTCTTCTGGTGAAAGTTTGAATATATTATCCATAATCCACTCAATGTGAAAGTATGGTTTTTCACCATTCATTACACCTAATAGAGTACCAACTATACCTGCTTTCTTTTCAAGATTACCTAATTTCTTCCATTCTTCGAATACCTGATTTGAATAAAACTCAACATCAATCTCATTCAAAAACTTATCATCATCAATCATATCAGGAAACTCTATGAGTAACTGAAGTTTCAATGGTTTTACAATAAGTTCTTTGAAATTTGCACGTAATCTACCTATGAAATTATGAAACTTTATTTCATCACGAGTCATTTCAGATGCATCAGTTATAAGGTTACCACCACCAGATTCACCCTCAAAACGATTTAAAGGAATTTTACTAGCTCTCTTAAGTGCCTGATGGAACCATTTAAGCATACTTTCTTCATTCAAATCGTGTCCTTGTGGTGATTTCAATTCCATTGTAGGTGTACCTGCATCACCATCAGGAAACCAAATTTGTTTGTTGAATGGAAGGTGTTTAGAACCATTTATTGATAAAGTTCCCAATGTATCATCCCATTCAACCTCTTCAGAGTAATCATGTATCAATTGACCAATCTGCTCCTCAGCTCTCTGTCTAGAAAGACCCTTTACAGGTATATTGAATTGTTGATATAACGTAGCATTTATTATGTTGAACATTATACGTGTTTGTTCCAATATCTTCAACTGATTATATGGTTTTATAAGACCCTCTACATAAGATGTCTCTGCAAAATCGTTCTGTGTTGAATATGATATGAAAACAATTTGTGAATCGAGAAAAATTCTTCTCAATTGTGGGTCATCAGGATATTGTATCCAAAGATGACCAACATTAGGTTCATATGCAGGAACTAACGTCTCAGGACGTAATCTGTTGAATGCAATTATATTCTTTTTCTTATCATCATAGACAATCTCCATTGATACATAACCATCAACTAAGAAATCTTTGATAAGATTGAAAGCGGTTATACTATCTGAGAAACCATATTTATTGTAGATTGTCTCAAAAATCTCCATATAACGATCCTGAATCTGTTTGTTATATCCAGTAGATAATTGTCTAAGTTGACAAAAATCACGGTCGTCATTATAAACCACAACTTCATCAGCAACCTGACTAATGAAATCTCTTATCTCATCCTTTATTGAATATTCACGAAGTATCCTTCTTTTGTCCGGATAAGACCTATCCAAATAAGGAACAGACTTTCTACCCAGAACCGATGCAACAGCTCTCTGTGAGAAAAAGTCATAAAAAGAATTACCTTTAGATGCATAAGGATCTTCATTTATACCAATACCCACCTGATTACGTATAATCATATCATCGTAATTCATTCCATGACTAGAAAGAGTTCTGAGTATTCTATTAAAGAAACCTTTGTTTTCACCGGTGCCTTGATTCGCACCAAAATTCTGGTTATTGTTGTTGTTAAAATAGTTATAAGAGGCCATTATAGTTTGCCGTGTTTTGGTTATATATAAAAACTACCGGCCCCTAAAAAAAAAAGAAGACACATATTTGTGTCTTCTTTTTACAATCAAATGTAGAATGTTCTTTGTATAATCCTCAACCCATCCGGACCCATCTGCATCTCTGATAGTAGTTTCTGTATATCTTTGTTATACTCAACAAGTATACATATCAACTTCTCAAAAGACCTTACTGATTTTCGGTTACTGAAAAGATTACCATCATGCCAAACAACCTCACCATTATGACGAAGTGTTGTATTTATACGATGTGTGTTAGTACCTGATTTGAATATGAACATTATAGTATTAGCTTCTTTTTCTCTAAGAACACGTGTTTCCGCAAATTTGGCACCACTGAATGTCTTCACCTGACCTACGAGTATATCAAAGTCAAATTCAGAAACTCTACGAGAGACAATCTGGTCAGCATGTGATAAAAATTTCTTAGCCAAATCCTTTTGACCAAATGTGGAGAGTTTCTCTGCAGCGGAAATATAGGTTGTGTATTTCATAATAGTTTGTTTTTATACAAATATAATAAAAAATCAAGATTTACCGTACTTACGAAGTGAATTTCTAAATGTCATAACATCGTTTTTTAATACATCAAACTTACCAGATATATCTTTAGTCAAATCTGTATAATCATCCATACTCGCAGACATCATCTCTTTCTCACGAAGTTCAGCAACCTTACTCTGTGATTGCCATATCTGTTTAAGTTTACCTGGATCATATTTAGAATCTTTATGTCCCGAATAAAGAAAACGTGGTAGAATATTCAATGATATCCTATATGGTTGTACAATCTGATTAACATTATACATCTTTATTGCAAAGTTATATTTATATTTAAGAAGTTCTTTTTCAACCTTATCAAATTGTGCTTTAAGTATAAAGTTAGGATTACTAAAATCCTGTTCACGAAGATATGGATCGAAAAAAGTAACTCTAAAACTCAATGGAAGAAAATTCATATTTATACATCTAAGTATAGTAAGACCACTGGAAATCTTTTTATCAATTACAAAGATTGGTGAATACTTATACCAATTAGATTCATGCATATAAGTAACAAAGTAAAACTGTCCAGGAATTACCTGAACCTTACGTATAGCAAGAACATCATTATCCGGATTCTGTCCACGATATCGTGCCATAAAATAATTAGTGTTATTTATATAGGCATCCAATTCATTGGCACCTCTGACTAATACATTTAGCTTAACAAGTTCCGCTAGGTGTCCCATAGAAAGTTTTCTTTTATATATAAAACCAAAAAAAACAAAACATGATAAACTCTAAGCCATCAAACTCGAGTTACAATTCCGGAAACTACATACCAAAGAACAAAGACAAAGTTTTAAAATTGAATGCACAGGGTGGTGTTTATTTCAGGAGTTCATGGGAAAAGAAGATAATGGTTTGGTTAGACCTAAAACCAGAAATAGTACAATGGGGTGCCGAATGTTTAGAGATACCTTACCAAATGACACATTTTGAAAATGGTGATGCAAAAGTCAAAGCACACCGATACTATCCAGACTTCTTCTACAGAATGAGAAATACAGATGGAACGCTAAGAGAAGTTGTAGTAGAAGTAAAACCACAAAAGGAATATAATATGGTTATAGCACTAACAGAAGGTAAATTACAAGTCCCTGAAAAAGGAACTAAAAAACTAAAAGGATTTGAATACGACTTAAAAATGGCATATAAAAATAAAAATAAATGGGAAACGATGATAGAGTGGTGCAAAAAGAAAGGTTTTGATTTTATTATAATAACAGAAAATAACCTTAAAAAATTCAACGTATAAGCCACGTTATAAAAACCGAAATGTATAAAAATGTTATTATTATCGGTAAAAAAAGAGAATAAAGATAATATACTTTTTTAGATATATGATACAAAGGAAATTTTAGAATCCATAAGCTTATAATAATACCAAAAATTAAATAAAAATTAGTAAATAAACCCAAAATAACGAAAATAAAAGAAATTGTTCTAAGTATATAATGTAAATAGATAAAACCATTAAAATCCTCTGGGTGTCTTTCCGTAAAAACCTTCTCTAGTTCAGATTTATTTCTAAAATAATAAATCAAATTAGCCGCAAATAGCAACATTGAAAAATAGTATATGTTATATAAAATAAAAAGCATATCAATTTTTAATAATTATATCCTCCATAACCAAAAGGTTTCTAAGAGAAGATTCGTCCAGTCTAACATTAGACTGACTCCTAACAGACTCAAATAACATATCATCAACATAAACCTCAAATGAGTCACCAAAACAACGATCGTATTGTTCAGGAACTAATTCATCTCTTTCTAAATATACATCAGATATAAATTTATCTCTTTCTACTAAATCTATGTGTAAAGAACAACCATCTGTAAGAAATCCCAATCCTCTTTCAGAATGTACCCAAAGTTGTAAATAAACTCTATTCATAAAAATTTGTTTATTCTGTTATAAAATAAAAGACACAATGTTTATAAAGATAAGAATAAAATAAAATATATCCAAAAAAGATACATGTGCACGTAAAAATGCATTAAAAAGACCAAAAGAAGTGAAAAAATTAATAGATATCAAAAAAATAAGGCATTAGAATGAAAAAACTAGAGTATATTTGGCTAGATGGGTCAAATCCACAACAAATTAGATCAAAAACAAAATTCATAAAATCAAATTGGAATGCCGACGCACTCCTAAACCAATACAAGTCAAAGTCACTTGAAGCACCAGTATGGAACTTTGATGGTTCATCAACAGGACAAGCAGAAACATCAAACTCCGAATTATTACTAAAACCAGTTAACTACTTTCTAAATCCATTTACAAACGATGGCATATTAGTAATTTGTGAAGTAATAAATGTAGACGGAACACCACATAATTCAAATACACGTGCATCAATGGTAGATTTACTAAATGAGAATGATAATGAAACAATGTGGGGTTGGGAACAGGAATATTTCATATTTGACAGAAGAACTAATAAACCACTAGGTTGGCCCGAAAAAGGTGAAGCTAGAGAACAAGGTGATTATTATTGTGGTATAGGTGCAAATAACGTAGCAGGAAGAAAATTTGTAGAAGAACACGCAGAATTATGTATAAAAGCAGGTATATCTATATCTGGAACAAACGCAGAAGTCGCATTAGGTCAATGGGAATATCAAGTAGGAACAGTAAACGCTATAGATGGAACTGATCAACTTTGGGTGTCAAGATACATATTACATAGATTAAGTGAGAAATACAACTACAGAATTGAATTAGAACCAAAACCTTACAAAGGAGAGAAATGGAATGGTTCTGGAATGCACGTTAATTTTTCCACAAAAACAATTAGAGAAGATAAAGTTAATAAAAAAGAAATTGCAATTGAAATGTGTAAAAAATTAGAAAAAACACACGCGGAACATATTGCAGTATATGGTGAAAATAACGAAGCACGATTAACAGGTGCAAATGAAACTTCATCTATTAAAGACTTTGGTTGGGGTATTGGTGATAGAACTAAATCTATTAGAATACCATCAAGTATCAATGAACCCAATGCAATTGGTTATATCGAAGATAGAAGACCGGCATCAAATGGAGACCCATATCAAATAGTAGAAAGAATGGTAAGGACAATACTAACAGATGATGTTTTAGTAGAATACTAATAAAAAAAAAAGACCCAAAAAAGGGTCTTTTTTATTTAAAGTGAATGTAATCCCATTCCTTCGTTACTTCCTTCAATTGAGATAAGTCTAATTTGGTGTTCATTATCTCCTTTCTTTTTGTAAAGGTCATTATAACCCTTTGCTATACCTCTTTTGAATATCTCTGTGAAATATGCAAAGGCATTTACTGATTTTTCTTCATTGAAGTTATACCAATTCTGGAAAACATAAAGAAGTCCACTTTGGTAACAATCCATCTTGTCGTCATTTGACCAGTATCTCATCTTCTTTATAGTCTTCTTAGCAAGAAGTTCAAGCATCTTTTGTGCCGGTCTGGTTAGTCTTCCTTGTGCCTTACTGACAACAAGTTCGATGTAAAGTTCTCTATTATTTAAGTACATTCATAAATCGCTATTTTTTTCAGTGCCTAAGCACTTATGGGCGATTTCATGAAAGATTATATATGATTGATTTACAAAAGTTTATAAAATAAAAAATCCACCATAGTATATATGGTGGATTTCAATAATTTTATATAATTAGATTTTTACTCTCTCTTTATATTGAAGCTCTTTAACTCCTGTTAACTCAGCATCTAAAACTGACTTTCTTTTCTCAAGGTTATTAAGTGCAGTAGTAAGAACTTCTGACTCACCCATCAATTTGATTGATCCTTTTAATTTATCAATATTGAAAGAAACATCTTCAAGTTTCAAAGTAACTTCTCTTTCTTTATCTTCAAGTTTTCTCTTTACAACTAATTCTTTACTAAGTTTATTTTCATAAAAATAAGTAAGGTCATAATTTAGTTCGTTTCTAACCTCATTAACTAACTCAATTGCAGACTCATATTTGAAGAATGAATTACCATATCTCTCATCACATCTATAAAGGAAAGTTGTGTTTTTATAGTTGAATGCAAAACACTCAAGATAAGGATTGATAAGGTTGTTTACTCTCTTAACAACATCAAGTTCGATGAATTTATCAAGATTCTGTGAAACCTCAACCAAAACTGGATAAAAGTTTTTGTTCACAATAGGAACTATTGGTGAGTTGAAAAGGCTCTCTAATGTAGTTTCACCATCCATCTCATCATCATTTATGAAAAGACCACCTTTCTTTTCAACAGAAAGACCAATTGTTAAATATTCAGAAATTCTAAAGTTAATTCTGTCATCAACAATATTAGCATATTTCATTGCAGTCTCTAAAGTTCTCAAAGACCTCAAATCATTTTCATCCTTAATATGGTTCTCAAGTAAAGTTTTCTCAATTACTTCTTCACTAAGTAAAAACCAAGAGTCTTTTACTAAAGCAATGTGACCATCTTCTACTTGTTCAACAATAGTGAAAACTGATTCACCTTTACCACCACTAAGTAGGTTTGACCTTTGTTCAGGAGATTTCGTCAAATTATGAACGAAAAGTTTTATTTCAGGAACCCAGTCATAAACCGCCAATTCATTAAGAACTTTAGACATTCTATCTTGATCACTCTCAAGGTTGATTGTTTGTAATAATACATTGATTGGCTGTCTATAAAGTTCACCACCATTTCGTGTATTGAGAACATTATATAGGTTTTTGAGTTCATACAAAAGCTCGTTACTCTTCAGGTCATCATTAAGTGACTCAAGTAGAGACTTCACGCTCTTGTCATATGTGTAAGGCTTGAGCCTCTCATTAAGAGAGATTATGACTGCCTTCTCGGATGATTCGTTGCAAGCATTCATGTGCCCTTCAACTATCACTGTTATCTCTTCTTGTTCCAAAGAAAGTTCTTTCTTGAAGTTGAAGAGTTCGAGTTTAAGATTCTTCATATCTAAAGCAAATTATTTTTATAGACTATATATAAAGCTAAAAAAGCCGTTTTTTTCCATTATCGTTTCCGGTTTATTTCCCTGGATTTCAATATCTCATTATACCACTTACTCCTTTTCGGAACAACAGCATTATACTCTTCTTTGATATTTGTTCCCGCCGAATCCGAGCCACCCACCGAAGTGTCAGTACTATAGAAACTAGCAGTCTGACCATAAGTAGGTCTATTCCAGTCATTTTTTTGAAGAAAATCAACAACCGTACCCGGATAACTATAACCATTCATATCACGCATACCCGTACCCTCAGTACTAACATAACCAGTATCTGCAATTCGGTCCGGTCTATATGCCGGATAATAAGTATCAACAGTGAAAGTAACTTTCAATTTTATACTATTATCAGATGTCAAATTCTTCTCTCTAGACATCTCAACAGTACTACTATCAGGCATTGTTATGACTGCATCAATATGCATAAAGTTGAATTCGAAATACATAAATCTATAAAGCCAGAGTGTATTAAGAATAGATTGACTACACTTAAAACTATCAATCTCACTCGAAAGAAGTATTGTAAGGTCATAATTGACGGTTATCGGAATAGCTCTTACTTTGGAAAGTACACGTCTAATCTCGTTCTCATTTTCAATTACAGTTCGAAGCCAAACATTCGGGTTAGCAAACTCTTCAGATTTTATATTAAAACCAGTTAGTGTCAAATGCCCTCTTGGTATTATATCCGTATTTAACTCAACATACCTAGAATCGGAAACTATATCATCAGAAAAGCTATCAAGTAAGAATCTTTCATCACCAGTCATAGAATAGTAAATAGGAACCTTCACATGTCTGTCACCAGAAGTGAATCTATTTACCCATTGTATCTGATTTTCAAAGGTATCCAGAACACAAACCGTTAAATCACGGAAGAAAACGTCTTCATAGTTAAACTTTTCGCCTATCATAACATTATATATTAAGTAAACCTTCTACCTACAAAATATGTCACATAAAAAATTACTACTCTGGGAAAAATGGAGACCCAAAAATATTGAGGATTTAATCTTGTTACCACGTATTCGAAAGAGATTCGAAAACGGAATAACACAACACTACATATTCCACGGACATTTCGGAACCGGTAAAACTAGTTTAGCCAGAATACTAATAGGTGAGTATTCTAAAGAAACTGCTTTTATGGATGTAAACTGCTCGGAAGAAACATCTATTGATTTCCTCAGAGATGAAATATCAAACTTCTGTCGAAGAGTTCCAATGTTCGAAACCAACTCCGATGAAAAATATGTACTACTCGACGAATTCGAAAGAATCTCACCACAATACCAAGATGCTCTAAAAGCGTTTATCGAAAAATACAACAACAGAGGTGTAAGGTTCATAATGTGTACAAACCACATCGATAAAGTTAGAGGTGGTATGAAATCGAGGATAAAGATGATAGACTTCGATTGTCAGAACGTTGAAGAAGAACGATATATGAAGCAGGAGATATACAAACGTATACAGAATGTAATATTACCCGCAGAAGGAAAAGAGATGTCAAAAGAACAACTCGTTCCAATAATAAACCGATGGTTTCCAGATTTTAGAAAAATATTAGTAGAAGTCGATGATTTCTTATTAGCAGGAGACGAAAGTAGTGAAGGTGGAAACGTTTCTATAAAAGATAGAAACGAATTATATTCAATCCTATACGGTGAAAATAATTACGATGAGATATATCACTTTCTAATGAATACGTTTGGACCTGACAAAATAGCAGATATGCTAAGACTTATGGGTAGACCATTCATAGATTGGTGTGTAGAATCAAACAAAGGAGTAGATAAACTATTCGAATGTAACCACATAATTGCCGAATATGTACCATTATTGGACACAAACACTGACCCAATTGTATTAGGAATGTCAGCAGTTGGTAAATTCCGTGAAATACTAAAAGACTAAACTTACTTTTATATATAAGGTATGGACTTCAGAGACTTCTACATATCATACAAAGGACACCCAAGATATGAAATAAACAAATTGATTGAGGATGACCCTATAAACGTCATCCTTCAGAAATACGAAATGCTGATACTAACAAATAAAGGTGACATATTTGGACAACCAGACTTTGGTTGTGATTTAGAGGAATACCTTTTCGAAACAAGATTGTCGGCAGATTTCATTGAAGGTGAAATAGAAGAGCAAGTAAGAAAGTTCATACCAGAAGTTAACGGAATAAACTTTACACTAACCGTAAATATCTATGAGGATCCAGAAAGATTCCAAGAATGGATGGAGATAGTATTCAAAATTGCAGACTATGAGGTTTATGCCGCAGTAGGAGTTTAGATATAGTTTTCGTTTATAAAATCTATATAACTATGTATATAACGAGCCTTAATACTCTCTGGTAAGTTCTTATACGAAACATCAGTCCATTCTTTTCCGAAAACCCACTTCATATTCTTCGGAGCCTTCTTTTTTGATTTATATTTTCTACGCATTGCGTGGATATATTTGAATTGTCTCTTTGTCTTTGCAGGCATAATAAACTTTTATTTTAGTATATTTTTCAAATAACCTTTGAAAAAATCGATTATCATTTTTGAAAGTCTGTGTATAAGTCTTATATTATAAACTTTAATTTTATAAGGTATATATAAAATATGGACATTGATTTTATAGAGTTTTATATTAAAAAAAGATACTCTCAAAAAGTGGAAGATTATTTTGGTGTGGTAAAATCAGTGGTATCTGGTTGGAGACATGGAAAATTTCCACAAACAAGACTATATGAATTCTGTTACAGAGAGAAGACAGATAATATTTTTGAACTTTTTGAAAGGATTTACAAAAGAGAGTAGAACTTTTATAATATATATAAGAAAAAAGTTCTGTAATGAAGATTTGTAATAAATGTAATGAAGAAAAAGAATTAAATAAATTTCATTTTAGAAAAAATAGGAATACACATAACTCTGTTTGTAAATCATGTACTAATGAAAATGCAAAAATAAGATATTACAAAAATTTAGAAAAAAGTAGAGAATATATAAGAAATAGAAAATACAACAAAAGAAATAAAGAAACCAAGCAATATAAAGTAAAAGAATTATTTAAATTAACAAAAATAAATGAAAGTGTCTGTTCAAAATGTCTTTTAATAAAAAATAAAACAGACTTCAATAAGGATATATCAAGAAAAAATAATATAGATACATATTGCAAAAGTTGTAGAAATGAATATTTAAGAGAAAGAAAAAAGGTAGATATTAATTTCAAATTAATATGTAATCTTCGTAGTAGTTTATCGGATAGTTTAAGAAAAATGAAACTAAGTAAAGAATACAAAACTAAAAATATATTAGGTATTGATATAAATGATTTTAAAAAGTATATTGAGAGTAAATTTAAAGTAGGTATGTCATGGGAAAATTATGGAGATTGGCACATAGATCACATAATACCAATATCATATGCAGATACAATTGATGAAATATATGAGCTATCACATTATTCAAATCTACAACCATTATGGGAAAAAGAAAATCTAACAAAAGGAAATAGATATATAGGTTAATTACTTTATAGGACAATTTGTTGCTGAATATATATATTTCTCATTTCTATTAAAGCAAATACCTAAAACTTCAGCAGTTATCTCAACGTCAAGTATACACTCTGAGTCAGCACCACCAACAATTACGACATTAACTTTATCATCACTTTGTGCCTCTGTTATATCAATAAATAAATCATATAGTTTATTTGGACAATGAAACCAACGATGTCTATTGTCTATATAAACAATTATAGTTCCTTCTTTTGTATTAAAGAAATCTCCTTTTTTCAACTCATTTGCATCTTCTTTAGACTTTATTTCATTATATACTGATTCATCCAATATTTTTTTATAAAAGTCCGCATCAACATCATAGTTGTATCTTTT